TGACGACTGTGACCGGGAGTGGTACAGCTTTTGATACAGAAGTCAAAGTTGGTGATGTGATTGAGTTGCGTCATGCAACTCCAAATGCATATCAATATTTGCGAGTGACCGCTGTTGGTAGTGCTACTTCAATGACAGTTACTTCTATTGATACAGGTGTTGGAACAGAACGCGGCAATCTGGCGATTGTTACGACTCAGACAAGTACTATTCGTAAGTGGGGATGGCATGATCAGTTTGACGCGGCGCCTGGAAGCTCAGATTTTGCTAAAAACTCTGGTTCTACAACTCTCAATGATGAAATGCATGTTGTCATTGTTGATGAAGATGGTGTCTGGTCTGGTACAAAACGAACTATCCTAGAAAAATTTGCGTATTTGTCAAAAGCATCTGATGCAAAAACTAGTGCGGGCGGGTCCAACTATTATGTTGACGTTCTAAACTCTACTAGTGCATATATGTGGTGGACTGACCATGTTGCAACATCGAACTGGGGAACGTCTACCATCGTTCGACAAGCAGCTGGAAGTGCATATACTGCAACTACATTAAACACATTCTCTTTTGCTGGTGGAACCGATGATAATGCGCCGACTGACGGTGAATTGCAAACTGGTTATCTTCTGTTCGCTGATCCAGAGACTGTTGATGTTTCTCTTATTATCGGTTGTCCTACTGAAACAGTTGTTGGAACAGTAAACAACTGGATCATCGATAATATTCTAGAAGTCAGAAAAGATTGCGTTGGATTTATTTCTCCGCAGGAGTCTGATGTTGTAAATAATGACACATATCCTGGCAAAGAAGCTGATGCACTTGTCACATATGCAAATACCACCATTACTACTCGTAGTTCTTACTGCGTATTGGATGGTAGTTACAAGAAACAATATGATAGATATAACGATGTGTTTCGTAACATCGCTCTTGCGGGTGATGTTGCAGGATTGTGCGCTCGTACTGATGATATCGCAGATCCTTGGTTTTCTCCCGCTGGTTTCAACCGTGGTGGGATTAAAAATGCAACGAAGTTGATGTTCAACCCGAACCGCGCAGAACGTGACAACATGTATCGCGCTGGTGTGAACCCTGTTACTGCGTTTTCAGGACAAGGAATCACCCTGTTCGGCGACAAGACCATGTTGAACCGTCCTTCTGCATTTGACCGCATCAACGTGCGTAGATTGTTTATCGTCCTCGAAAAGGCGATTGCAACTGCCTCAAAGTTCACACTCTTTGAGTTCAATGATGAGTTCACTCGTTCGCAGTTTGTCAATTTGGTCGAACCTTTCCTTCGTGACGTACAGGGACGTAGAGGCATCATTGACTTTAAAGTTGTCTGTAATGAGTCCAACAACACGGGTGAAGTTATTGACCGTAACGAGTTTGTTGCCGATATCTTCATTAAACCGGCACGTTCCATCAACTTCATCTCTCTTAACTTCATTGCTACTCGTACCGGAATTAGTTTTGAAGAAATCGGAGCATAATCTATGTCTATTAGAGATTTAACAGAAGCTGCTAATAAAGTTGTGATGGGTGAAGTTGTAAAGGGTAAAGTATCTGCAACCGGAAAAGGTGAAGTTAGTTACAAAAATATGTTGAAGAAATATGATGATAATGAAGACAAGAACTATCATACAGAAAACTCTCTAATGCTAGTAAAAGCTTTTGGAACTAATGCAGAAATTAAAAAAGTGAAAGCAAATATTATAAAACAAAAAAAGGATGGTGGAAAAACAGCAGAAGATTCTGCATGGGAAGCAAAAACCATTCATGGTAAATATCATTCAAAACTTGTTGCACTTGCAAAAAGACAGGGATAAATAATAATACTAAATAGTTAATGAAACTAAACAAGTAATTTAAACATAAGGGGCAAATTAGTGAATATCAACGAATTTAAATCACGACTTGAATTTAGTGGTGCTCGTGCAAACCTGTTTCGAGTTCGCATGGTTTTTCCTGAGCAACTGGGCGAAGTAGCAGCTGCACAGGAAATGGAATTTCTTTGCAAAGCCACATCAATTCCTGCAATGACTATTGGAACTATTGAAATACCTTATCGTGGCAGAGTATTAAAATTTGCTGGAAATAGAACTTTTGAAGACTGGACTCTCACAGTTATCAACGATGAAGATTTCCTGATTCGTTCTGCATTTGAGAGATGGTCTAACTTGATCAACGGCATGACCGAGAATATTACTGCTGGGGATACGAGAACTTACATGAAAGATGCAAGAGTAGACCATCTTTCTAAAGATGGAAGTGTCCTTAGAACATATGTTCTGCGAGATATCTTCCCGACATCTGTGGCTGCAATTGAATTAAGTTTTGATACTGCGGATGAAATTGAAACTTTTGATGTCACACTTGCATATCAGTATTTCTCCGTTGAGGCTCCTGCCGGTATCACAACATAATATAATGAGGTAACAATATGGCGATAAAGCTTTTTGGATATAGTTTCGGTAAGTCAAATGAAGCGGAAGAACTTAAATCCGTTGTTGTGTCAGCAGAGGACGAGAACGATGGTTCTATAGTTCTTAATGCTGGATATGGTGCTATTGGGCATTATATCGATATGGAAGGGATTGCAAAAGACGAAAACGATCTAATCCATAAATATCGTGAAGTTGCTATCACGATGGAAGTTGATAACGCAGTCGATGATATTGTCAACGAATCAATAGTTGCGAATGAAAATAAACCACCAGTCTCTATCAACACGGATGACTTGGGTGTTAGTGAGGTCATCAACAAAAAGATTCGTGAAGAATTTAAGACTGTTATAAGACTCTTGAACTTTAACACAAGAGCCCACGATATTTTTAGGCGTTGGTACGTTGATGGAAGATTGTATTTTCACAAAGTAATTGATGAAAAGAATCCGAAACAAGGTATCAAAGAACTTCGTCCTATTGATCCTCGTGCAATGAAGAAGATCAAACTGGTTGTAAAAGAGAAAGACGAAGAAACCAAGGCCGATCTTGTTCAAGCAACAGTGGAATATTATCTGTTCACCCCAGGCGCAGTGAACTCATATAAAGGAAGTGGGTCTGGTACAAACACAGCTGGAGTTACTAATTCACAAGAAACAGTAACGATGTCAAAAGATTCGGTCACATTTGTCCACTCTGGTCTTGCTGATGAACGTGGTCGAACTATTGGTTATCTTCACAAAGCACTTAAACCTCTCAATAATCTAAGAATGATCGAAGATGCGATTGTTATCTATCGTATCTCTCGTGCTCCCGAACGTAGAATATTTTATATTGACGTAGGGAACCTACCAAAGAATAAAGCAGAACAATATCTCAAGAGTGTTATGACTCGTTATAAAAACAAAATCACCTATAATAGTACCACGGGTGAGATGAATGATGAACGTAGATGGCAGTCAATGATGGAAGATTTTTGGCTTCCGCGGCGTGAAGGTGGTCGTGGCACAGAAGTATCCACTCTACCGGGTGGCGCAAATCTCGGTGAACTGGAAGATGTTAAATATTTCCAGAACAAGTTGGACAGAGCCTTACATGTTCCACCTTCTCGTAGAGATTCAGAGAGTGGTGGTGGTGGGTTCCAACTTGGTAAGAATGCAGAAATCAACCGGGACGAACTGAAGTTCAATAAATTTGCGAATAGATTGCGTAACCGATTTAATCATCTGTTCCATGATTTACTGAAAACTCAGTTGATTCTCAAGGGTATTATTACCGAAGATGACTGGGAATTGTTCAGAGAACACATCAACTATGACTACATCAAGGATGCACATTTCTCTGAGTTGAAAGACTTGGAAGTAATGGTTACTCGTATTGATACATTGTCACAAGCTGAACCATTCATAGGAACATATTTCTCCGAACAACAAGCAAAGAAAATATTCTTACATCAAACGGATGAAGAAATTGAACAAATACAAGACCAAATTACTAATGAAAACGAAGCAAAGAAGAAAACTGGTGATGGAGATTTCTCCGACGACGACGATGTATAAATAATAAAGAGCGAGGAAATACCTAATGGATAAAATTAAAGATATGATTTCAGCAGCTGCTGAGAAGAATCCTGTAAAGTTCAAGACTGGATTCGAGGGAATTATTACACAGAAATTAAGTGATCAACTAACTGCAAAGAAAATGCATGTTGGTCAAAATATGTTTCAACCACCAGTAGCTGATGATGGGATTAATCACCCATTAGAAGCTGAAATTGGATAAGGTAATCTTTCAATGATCGGCAACTCGTTCAATTATAAAACTGTTCTTGTTGCCGCAGCTGCAATAGTCACGTTGAGTGGTGCATGGGGTGTATTGAGTGCATTAGAAATAAGACCAGTATTTCTTGGTGAACATTTGAGGGGTCTAAAAAAGATAAAAACAGTACATGTAATCGATTTAAAAGTATTAGGTTCTGATTTTTATAGTTCTCTTATCAAGAAAAAGAAATATGACCTATATGATTTACAGCAATATAGGAACAAAAAATTAAGACAAGCATTTGATAGTGGATGGACCCAAGCTGAAATTCATCCTTCCATCGACAAAGATATAATCAAAATGCAGGAACAAATAGAACAACTAGAAAAAAAACGTCAAGTATTAGAAAAGAGAAAATAAATGTCGCGCATAGACCTTATTAAAAAAATACATAGTGAATATGTCGAACGGATTAACGAAGTCGCTAATCCGTCTATCGTGTTAGAAATAGAGAATTTTATATCAAATGATGTAAAACTGTATAACGGAATGACTAAATCGATTCTCAATAATCTAAAACGTAAGAAGACAAAAGGAAACTTTGACGAGAAGCTTGCAATCAAAGCGTTCACTCATTTGGCCAAAGCAGGAATTAAAAAATATGAAAAAGACTTTGACAGTCTAAATATTCCAAAAGGTTCCACAAAAAAGACCGAAGAAGCTATCGCAAAAAGATTGTATAATAGACATAAAGAAGACCTAAATGAGTTTTATGATAAATATGTAGACATATACAATCAACTTGATTCATACAATAAAGTTATTATAACTGAAAAATTAAATAACACTAAGGAAGGCCTTAGGGTCGTTTCATTCATAGAGGGATTATAAATGGCCATTGCTGCAGTAAAATCATTAGATACTACAAGATATTCTGTCATTAGAGCAACTGGGGTAGCCAGCGAAACAGATGGTACATTTGTTGACGTTTCATCCCTTAAAAAATATGAGCTCTCTTCTGGTCGTGTTTCACTCACAAAACTCCATTGGTCTATTCAGGGAGCGGGGGTTCTTACATTGGAGTGGGATGCAACAAGTGATGTAATGATTGGAAAATACGGCGGGAATGGAAGTGTGGATTATCCAAGTCAGGGTGGTGGAGCAATCTATAGTACTAGTGCTGCTGGGACTACTGGTGACATCAATGTTACTACAGATGGGAATGTTACTGGATACACACTAATGGCAGAAGTTGCAAAGGTTAGTGGATTTGAGGCGCCTGCATCAAATACAGAGACAGCGCCTGCTGATGCAACATATTCTACGGGACAATTTGTTGACTATCTCGTCAAGTTTGATGAAGATGTTGTCGTGACCGGTGTTCCATATCTTACATATACAATGGATGCATGTGATGCAGCGGATAGATTATCTTCGACTACATGCAAAGGTATTTATACTTCTGGTAATAATACAAACACACTTTTGTTTAGACGAACCACTCTCGGGGATGATGCAGAAAATGGTTCTACAGCATTCTTCGCAGTTGGTGCATTAATTGTTCTAAATAGTGGAACTATTAAGAGTAGTATAACGGGTAAGGCAGTTGATCTCAACATCACCGGCCTGACCGATGATGGTGGAATTATCATAACATAATGAAATTTGATGAACTCAGAGACGAGATGACCGAACGGGTTCTTACCGCTGCACAGAGAATGAAGCGTAGAGTATCATTTAGACAAAGTGCCGGGAAGAGAAAAGCTGCAATAAAACGATCTAAGTTTAAAAAGGCTTCTCCGGCAAAGCTTAGAATCAGAGCTAGTCGCCTTGCAAGAGCAACAGTACGAAAGAAATTAAGCGGTGGCACTGAATCTGAAATGTCAATGTCACAGAAAGTACAACTTGATAAAAGACTCGAAAAGAAGAAATCATTAATTAATAAAATGACAAAGAAGCTCCTAAAGGTTGTTCGCAAAAAGGAACAAGAAAAGTTTGCAAAGAAATGAAATCCTTTAAGCAATATACCGAAGAAACCGAATAT